ATTTCGCCCTCTGTTTTAAATACTCTATACGAATTTTTATCATAAACACCAACTTTTTCACGACCAATACTAAAGATTAAAGTAGAAATTTCACCTCTTTGGTCTATATCTACGTGAATTACGTTTTCAATTTGCAGAAAATAATAATATGGATCGGGCTTCAAGCCCTCTTGTTCTACTGGTATGTCAACAACTAAAATTGAATTTATCGCATATTTTAATTGTTCAAAACCTTTGTGAGCAAAAAAATCGTGATCTTTTAGGTTGTTTTTTAAATAAGCATTCCAATCTTCTGAATCGTTGCTACTTTTAAATTCGTAATTAAAAAACGGGTTTTGACCTTCAAAAATTCTACTAAATTCAGAAAATATTTCATTAGAAATTCCGACAGTAGTGTAAGGAGATTTTAACAGCTGTTTAAAGCGTTGAAATTTATCAACTGGCAATAATGTCTTAACCCAACTTAAAAAGTCGTTAGAATAAGGATTTGAACTGTTAGCACTAACTTCGGAAGCCGTATGTAAGCAAATTCTATTCTGATGCTTAACTGCTTCCGTAATTAATTTACTCTGTGGCTGTTTTTTTAGAACCTCTTTTACTTGGCTTTCGCTTAAAATCATTTTCTACTATTTCAAAAGGTGAGTCGCTAGGAAGCTCAAAACAAGAATTTTTTAATCTAAGGATTTTAAGGGCGTGAACCTTTTCAAATTCACGCACCTTTTCACTTCCTTTTATTTTTAATTTAACTGTTTTACTAGACATATTATAATGCTGATAAAGGGTTAAAGGCTGGATTAATTACTTTAACAGTTTTTGACCAACCATCTGGAATTGAAAAAGTAATTGCATTTTCATCTTTAGTTGCTAAACCGTTGTTCGTTTTATCACCAATAAATAATTCTTGAATTTTGATACCAGTATAGTTCGTTGAACCTAGTGTCGTTTCTGCACAAATAATGTCTTGATTCTTATTCAAGAAATATGCTACCAAGTTATTCTCACAAACATAAGAAACCAAAGAAGAAATCGTTGTTGCGTTAAGCCCTTTGAACAAACCTGCAAAAGTTGAAGCGTTAACACCAACCAATTCAGCGACCCCGTTTAAAGTGCTGTTATCACCACCTCCATTCGTAATTGAATCACCTGCCGTAATAACTGGGGCATAAATGAATGGAGTAACCTGTGCTTTCTCGCTTCCCGTAGAAGTGAAAACAGTTTGCCAATCAGCAAGAAGCGTGATGTCCTTACCTGTTGTTCCATCAAAGACATATCCTTCTCTTTGGAAAATAATTTTTTGAATCTGTCCAAAATTTTCTGGACAAGCCTGTGCAGTAATGTCGCCAATCGCTGTTGGAAGGGGACAAGCGCAATTTAATAAACCCATTTTTTAAAGTTTTTAAGATTATAATTAATTTAATTAAAAGTGCCTTTGACTTCCCTTAATCGTTAGCGTATAATTCAAATATAAACAATTTTTAGAGAGAAAGGAAGTCCGTAAACTTCCCCCACTACTAAAACAAGACAATCCACTTTGGAAATTCGTCTAATTCAAATATAAGAAAGTTTTTGAATTATTTTAATTTGATCGCTTCATTCTTATTTTTGGGGGCGAAATAAAGTGTTCAATTATAGCATAACAAAGATTATCAACTTGGTCATCGTGTTTAGCATTTGGAAAGCCTGCAACCTCATCAAAAAAAGCATTATTCCAAGCCCCTTTCATTACCTTAACTTTTCCACCTTGACAACTTGGTGCAGAATCTTCAACTCTAGAAATCTTACCTGCCGAAACTTGTTTATTTGGAATTTCAATTGCATTAAAACCAGTTTTTTGAAACATTGATCTTAAAGATTTTCCCGATGCTTTTGGTTCAATCCATACCCTGCCTGTTCTTTTATCAAAGTTTTGAACTTCACAATATTTGGGAAAATATTCTAACAATTCAAATAATTCCATTCTTACAGTCGTGCTGTTTATTATTATAATTTCATTCCTATTATAAGCAATATAAAGAATCGCTGTTGGGTCATTATTGGTTTTATTAGTGTAAGCCCCGTCAATATAAATTTCAAATTTGTAGTTTGCAGGGTTAAAAGAAGTAATAATTTCAAACCAATCTCTTTTCAACATATTTCCTTCCTGTGCTGTTGGTCTTTGTTGATATAAACTGTTAAAAGTTACAGGCGAAAACTGGCGAACCTTTTTAATCCTTTTCGCACTATGTTTTTCTTCCCAAAGTGCTTCGTCAATTTTTCTTGGGTCGTTAATTTCTACGGCTTCCTCTAGTGGTTTTGTTTCTTCTTTTAAACAAGGTATCGCAACAACTTCCCACTCTTCGGCTTCACGTTCTAACAGCCTTCCTGCAAGGTCATCTTCGTGCCACCTTGTAAACAGTAACAATTGAATTGAATCGTTGTGTAATCGGCTAGAAAAGACATCTTCGTACCAACTCCAAACCTTATTTCTTATCGTTTGGCTTCTTGCTTCTTGCCTGTCTTTAAACGGGTCATCAATAATACCTAAATCAACAGGTGTTCCAGTTAAGCCACCACCAACACCGACAGACTTTAAAAATCCTCTATGTTTTACAATTTCAAAAATATTGCTATTCCTAAGAACCCCCCTGCTAATATCTGTTGAAACATTTGTTGAATTTAACCTTGTATCTGGAAATACACTTTCGTATTCGGGTGTATCAATTATTTGTTGAATATTCCTATTGAAGCCACTCGCCAAATCAGAAGAATAAGAACAAAGAGCGATTTTAGTTGTAGGGTGTTTTCCTAAAATATAGGCAGGAAATTGTCGTGAACTTATTTCAGATTTCCCGTGTTGTGGGGGAACAAAAATCATAAGTTTTTTTTTGCCTAAACTACCATCTAAAAGAGCATCTAATTTATCACAAATTAACTGATGAAACCATTGTAAGTCATAATCAGATTTGTTGTAAGTAATAAAACTAGAAAGTTTTATTCTTGACTCCCTACGGTGTAATTCTTTTAGAATTTTATATTCTTTAATTAAATCACTCCTTTGTTTTGACATTTTTTTTAGACTTTTCGATTGCTTCCCTTAACTCTTCGTCTGTCTTATCTATAAATTCGTCAACTTCAACATTCACATTTTCGGTTCTTTCTACGTAACCCCTGCTCTTTCCCTGTGTTTTTAAAAAGAAAAATATTGATGCTTCTTTATTGTCTTTTACGTTTTCTAACAACTTACTTTCTGCAAAGTCCAACGCAACCTCTTTAATTTCTTCAACTTCTTTTGCAAATACTGGGTCGTTGTTTTTCATATTATAGAAAGCCCTTCTAGATATTCCTATCTTTTTACAAGATAACGAAATATTTCCAAGCGTTTTTTCTAATGCGATAAGCATATTTTCTTTATTTTTTTCTTCTTGGTTTTTCCTCCCCCCAGTACCTTTCTTTTTTATTATTTTTTTAGATGTCATATTAACAATTTTTAAAAGATTTTAAAGGATAGAATATAAGGCTGTTTCTATATCCTCCTTCTTTTAGTGGTTTTATCGGTGTTACTCCGTGAACGTTTTTCCACGCAGGATATACCAGTAAAGAATTATCGCAACTGTCCATCGTAACACCATAATCGGGAACACTTAAATTCCCACCTTCACAAGCGTAACGCTTCGTCAATATAACATTGACACAACCTTTTAGATTCGCATTATCTCTGTGATACGGTGCTGAAATATTAAAATTTGATATTGAACTTGTAAACAGGTTTCCAAACCTCCATTTTTCTGGTACGTTTTCTTCAATACATTTTTTTTGAAATTCGTATTGTTCGGGCATTATTTCTTTAATAATTAATTCAGCTTCTTTGCAGGCTAGAAGCATCGCTTTTATGAACGTTTTTGCTTTTGGGTTGTTGTGAACACTTGATCGGCTTGCATAAGGTCTTCTCATATGGGCTTTCGGTGGGATAGAGCCGATTATAGTTGATAACTGGCTAATCCATTCTATTCCTTTTGCTTCTGCCTGTTTTTTCGTTCCACGTTCCATTCTTTGTTTTGGAACCTCATTACCGTTAAATTCTTTATTTGCTATTTCAACAAACTGTTTTAATTTTCCACTAATTTTTTTAATAAAAAAACCAACAGGAACACCATCTTCCATAAATATACAATCCTCTTTGATATTTGGTTTTATTTCGGGGCATTTATGACCCATTTTTACGCTATGTTGAACCAGTTTTAGATTGACTTCTACCATCTTAATAAGATTTCATTTTTTCTTTTACGGTTTAATTTTATTTTCCCCTTCCATTTATTTAAAAGATATATAATATTCTTTTTTTCTTCTGTATCATTCCTGTAAGAAACAGCCCCTCCATCATTTGTATAGTGTTCAAAGTGCCAAATAAACTTTTGATACCTTAGACAAACTCCGAATTTATTTAGGTGTTGACAAGTTAAGTCGTAATCCTCTTTCAAAGTTAAATTCGTATCAAATCTAAGTGGATTTGGTTTAATAAATAACGCATCTCCGATGCAAAAGGTATTCTTAGAAACAAGTTGTTTAGCGAAAAAATCATTGTTTGTAGGTGGAACCCCTAACAAATAAACTCCTTTCACTTTTTTAAACTTTTCTATTATATGGTTTATTGCTTCAAGTAGTTTTACTTCTTTTTTTTCACCAAAATTTTTATTTAATGTTATTTTCTTTAAATCATCTGACAACTGGACACAAATCTTTCCTTGAATAAAAGCGTCTTCCATCGCAAAATTTCTACTATCCATTAAATTTCCAGTTTCTACGACATTAATACACTTAGATTTTAAATAGTCGTTTTTTTCTCCTTTTTTTACTAAAAAAGTGATTAAAGATTTTTCATAATCATTAAACGGCAGGGCTTTACTTCTTCCAGATGATATGCAGTAAATTTGATATTCCATTTTTTTATTTTTTTATTTTTTTATATCTAAGTCCTACCCCTCCTTTTTTTATGCTACAAAGTTCTGGAAACTTTTGTGAAAGGTAAAAACACGATTTTTTTTCGGTTTCTTTTCTTTCCTTTTGTGAATAAACAGCCTGCATTCCACCACTAATCTTCCCATAATTAGGTTTATTAAAAGTAATCATATCGAAACGAACTGAACCACCGAACTTGATAGTACATCTTAACGAAGTTTCTTGGTCCTCACAAAGACCATAAGGATTTCTACTGTGAAATACATTACAAGTCTGTGAAATAAAACCGTAAAACTTAGAACATATCAGTTGATTTTTAAATGAAATATTATTTTTCATCCAAAATGGGTTTTCAGATATATTTACACCGAATAAGGCTGTTTTGTTTTTTTGCATCTCATTTTTTGCAAGTTTTATCAATTCTAACATTTTATTAAACGGCTCAAGTCTTTTACCTTTTTTAATTAATAAACCGTTAAAACTGTCATCAAAACAAACAACATATCTGTCGGGTCTAAAATAATTAAATATAAAATTTCTTTTAGATTGAATACCAGTACAATTTGAATTGACTAATTTACAACCTTCTAAGCCTTTGTATGATTCAACTTCAACTTCATTATTAAGAAAAACGTAAATTTCAGAGTTCAAATTATAACTTTTTAAAAGTGTAATCGTTGTTTTGGCTAACTCAAAACGCTTATATGACGGAACAGCTATAACAAAATCCAAACTTATTTAACTTTCTTTTAATGCTTCTAAAAATATCAACCCTAAATCTCTTTGTTCTTTCTTTGCCTGCTCAACTAGGGGCTCAATAATAGCGTAGGTTTCTAAGTCATATTCTAATATAACTGACTTTTTAACTTCCTTTTGCATACCGTCAATTTCACCATCTAAATCTTCGTCATCAAGTATTGAATAATCTAAATCTTCGTCATTTCCAATACTTAATTCCCAATCTTGGAAACCTGCATCTAAAAGCATTTCTAAATCAAAATCACCGTTCGCAAGTATGTCAAAATCCCATTCACCTCCGTTTTTATTCATACGGATATTCAGTTCTTTTTCTCTTTCGGGTGTTAGGTCAATTTCAACTATTGGAACTTTTTTTAAATTCAAAGCCCTTGCAACATTAACTCGCTGATGACCCGAAATAATAATGTTCGCTCTTTCTTTGTTGATATTCACAATTACTGGCTCCACGAAACCAAACCTTTGAATTGAATTTTTTAACTGTTGAAATTGGTGTTCTTTTAAGATTCTAGGGTTGTATTCTGCTCCGATAAGTGTATCTATTTCTACTTGTTTAATTTTCAAATTACTCATTTTTGAAATTATGTTTTTGGTTTGTACTCTTCAAATATAAAAAAAAAAGGTTTACCAAATTAATGATAAACCCTTATGAAATAAAAACACAATAAAACTGCACGAAATACTCCTACAATTTAATCATAATATTTTAAATCTTTTTAATTTTTTTACAACTTTTTCGGGTTTGTTAAAAACATCATCGTTCTTTAACCTTAAAACACCATATCCCGACATTCGTATTTTAGAACTCCTTTTAGCATCTTTTTTCTTTTGTTGGTATGTAAAATGATAACCCCCATCTAGTTCTATTAAATAGCGTTTTCCTTCTTTATTTTTAACCACAAAGTCAGCAATAAAAAAACCGTTATAAACGAAAATAATATGCTGAAACCAGTATTTGATTTTTAATTGCATCATCATTTTAGTAAAAACAATTTCTGCAGGTGTTGGTCTTAAAGCGAGTTTTTTTTTATTTTTTAAAGCTATCGCACCATATTTTTTTCTACTTAACTGGTTATCCAATTTTATTTATTTAATTAAGCCCGTTATCAATGATTGATTCTGTTGCTAAATCACCGACATAATCCTCTAAAATGCTCATTTTTTTTTAATTGTAGGTTAAGTCGTTATTATAATCATTTTTTAAATAAATACAAAAAAAAACACCACCAAAAAAAAGGTGATGTAAATTTATTTTTTTAAAAAAATTGTAATTCTGTCGAACTACTTATAACATTCCATAAAAACAAGGCGAAAAGCCCATTTTTTATTTCAATGTTATTTTAAAAACTTCTTTATAAATATTATTAAAACACTTATTAATAAAAAAGAAATTAAAATCATAATTTTGTTTTTTAAATTGATTTTAAAATTGATTTAAAATGTTTTTTCCTTTGGTTTAGTTTTTCAATTTCATCGTAAAAATCTGAAAAAGTGATCTTATCGTTTACTGCCATTTCATTGACAGTTTTTTCAATCGCTTCATCGTATTTTTTTAACCATTTTTTAAAATTATTTTTGTGCATTATTTTCTTCCCTTTTTTTAGTGTAAAGTTTGCCACCTTTTAAATCACCCTTTTTAAACGATAAATTTCTTGATAAGCGTATATATATTCCAACCTGTTTAAAGGCTTTAAAATACATTGTTTCATCATTTGAGCGTATTCTTTTGGGTTTTTAATTAATGTTTTTTCGTTAATTCTTAAAGGTGTTTTCATTTTTTCAACCCAGTTTAAAAATTCAATTAATTTGTATTCGTTTTCAAACCTTTTCAACTTTCTTTTTTTACTGGCTCTTTAATTATAAAAATTGAATCCTCTGGAACAAGGTATTGTGAAAAATTACCTTTGTTTCCAATTAAGTATCTTTGATTCGCTTTTAACTGGTATTTTGGACTCACTTTTGCCTGTGTTCTTTTATCCATTATTTCTTCCCTTTTTCCACAAATAGTACATTCGCTCATATAATATTTTGCAGATTTTCTTTCAAGGGTGTCAATTAAAATTATTGAGGGTTCTTTTAGTTTTTTCCATTGGTGTTTTACACATTTTAATTTTTCCATAATACTGTTTTTATTTTTTTATTAAGAAATTCATTTGGTTTTAGGTCATTAAAAAATTCTTTTGGAGGAACAAAATCACTTTGACCAGTTTTTTCAGTAATAACCCATTCATTTTCAATTAATTTATAAGTGTATTTTCCCTTTTGTTTTTTATGGTTGTTATTTACAAAATAATCAATTAATGAGGGTTTCCAATTTAATTCAACCATTATTAATTCACTACAAAAATTCATATAATTTGTAATTTCTACGGTCATTTGATTAATGTTTTTATGTCAATTTTTTGTTTTAATTTTTTATTTAACCAATCATTAAAATATAATGAAGCACTTTTTTCCTGCACTAATTTAGTAGTTTCCATATCACCTTCGTTTTCAATAACCAGTTTTAGTTTCTTTATTAAATTATTAATATTTTTTAATTCTTGTCTATTTAAAGAAGTTTTAAAGGGCTTTGAAAGAACCTCGCAAGCTAACCCCTTGAAATAAGATACTTCTTCTTTAGAGGGGCTTAAAATACCCTTTTGATACATCTCAACAAACAGTTTAAAAGCTACATCATCGTCTAAAACAATTTTATTTTCATTTTTAAGTGCTTTTTCGTAAGGTTTATAAACAACCGTTTCAATAAAGTTTTTATGAATTTCTTCTTTTTCTTCTTTTGTTACTGGGTTTTCTTTTGCTTTTATTTCTTCTTTTTCTTTATGAAATTTTATTAATTCTTTATTTCTGTAAGCCCTGTAAGATTTTAAAACCTTTCCAAGAAAGTCTTTTGATAAAATTTGAAAATGACTGTCGGTAAAATTCAATTTCCCTGCCGAATACTTATCAGCAACCAATTCAAGTTCGCTAACACTAAAATCTGGAAATTCGTTTATTAAAAAATTTGATAAAACCATACATTCCAAATCTTGCAACGGTTCTCTGATTCCAACTGAATACGCAAATTGATTAATTTTTTGCGCAATTACCTCAACTTCGTGCTGTTTAAAGTTTCTAAATTTCTTTTTAGTAAGATGAATCTCCACGACTTTGTAGGCTTCCGAGTTTAGTTTCTTTATTTTGGGTAACAAATTTATCAATTCTAGATTGCTTTCCCTGTTCTTTATTTTTGTTATTTGGTTTTCCATAATTATTTTTTTCCCATCTTTTTAATCTTAATTTTAAATTCCAAGTCCTTTCTAATTCAAACCTCATTTTTGTGTTTGACTTATTTGGTTCACTCCAATAAGCGTAAAAGTCGTTTAATGTTTCTTTTCCAAATTCGTTTAAATGTTCTTTTAGGTGTTCGCAAAATTTATTTTTGCGCTTAATAATATTTTTATTATTAAATATTTCATTAACATTAACACTATCATTAACACTAACATTAACATTAACGGCTTTTTCTTGGTTATTAATTAACCGACTGGGTTTTTTGGGTTTTTCTTGGTTTATTTCCTTTTTTGGTCTTCCTCCTTTTTTACCGTTTTCTCTTGCTCTGTCCACTAATTTATTGTATTTATTTAAATCCCTTTTTAGTTGTTGTTTTATTGGTTCAAAGGCGATTTTAATTAACAAATCATCAGCAACAGGGTTCTTATCATTTACATAATCTAAAATCATTTTAAAGAGTTGCCCTGCCTGTTCATTTGGTAATTGTTCAACGGTTGTGATAATATCAGCATAAAGCAAGAACGATTTCTTTCCTGTTGCCATTTTTATTTCTGTGTTCTTGGGTTTATAGCTTCTAATTTCGGGTCGTGGACGATCATATTTCCTCCTCTTGTTTTTACTGAAATAAGTTTTTTGACTTTTGCCCAGTATTTAACAAGTTGGGGCGATTCTCCAATTAGCCTTCCATATTCGCTTAATGACCAAAGGTGTTCGGGGTTAATTTTTTTCATCTTTATAAATTTATTTTAAATAATTTAACTTCTACAAAAATACTAAGTTTCTTTAATCTACTGTTCGGTTTTTTATATTCTTCAAATAACATTTTTTTTGTCGGTTGCCCTTTTACTATTGATAAATTTTCTGTGTTAATGTTTTTAATTTCAAAAGCGTAATTTTTAACATCTATAAACCCGTTTTTAACATTAATCGGCAATTGTGGTTCTAATAAGATGTCATACGTGCTTAATTTGGTGTTTAATTCGCCTTTTACAACAGCCAAAACTCCCGAAGCGTACATTTTATCGTTCGTGACCCAAACCTTAACCAAATCTCCTGCCATTGGCTTTTCGTGTTTGGTGTTATTTAATTTCTTTATTACTGGTATCATTATAAAAACTTCTTTTCAAGGTTTGTCAAGTGCCATTTCGGAATTTCTAAATCTAAAATACAACCATTATCAAGAGCGTTTTCTCCATAACCTGCCTTAATATATTTGTCATCATCCATCGCACGTTTAATTCGTTTTAAAATGCTTTTGTAAATTTGTCTATAAAAAGTAATTTCTTCATCGCCTAGAACGTAGACTTGAGCATTAAATGGGGCAACTTTTTCAACAACGGTGTAAGTATAATAATCAACACTAACATTCAAAGCACTTTCAACTCCATCAATTTGTGTTACTGCCTGTATTCCGTAATTAAGATTCGCAAAGGCTTTCCCAAAACCTTCGGGCGATGCATCCATCGTTGTTTTTATGTCGTTTACGATAACACTATTTTCACCCCTGTATTTTATAACATCGGGTCTAGTTTTTAATAGTAACCCAGTTGCAGGGTCATTCCAAAATAGGCTCATTTGTAGTTTACAGTCTTTAAGTGTTTCAACTATTGTTTTATTTTTTTCACAACTTTTCACCATTTCTTGAAGTGTTTCGTATTGCTCAAGGTCTAAAACTATTTTTTCACTATTCATAATTTCTTCCTTCCAAACCTTGTTCAGTTTGCTTCCCATTGTTTTGTCTAATTCGGGTCTGTTTTTTGGGTCAAAAATTAATACTTCGTTTAAGAAATTTTGTGGTTCTGTTAGTAATAATTCAAAGCCGTTTCCCATATCAAATGCAGGGTTTCTTTTTTCGCTTTTTATTTCCTTAACAAAAAAATGCGATGTACTTGCAATTGCTTTCTTGATTTGGCTTGCAGATATTCCTTCGCCTTCGTGGTAATCCTTAATAGATAAATTTCTAATTTGCTTCATTTTCGGTTGGTTTATTATTGTTAAATTCTGTTAAAAATTAAAATCATTATCAAAGTGCTGAACAATAAAATTGCGATTTTGTTTTGGTTTTCTTGTTTCATTTTTTTGAGGTTTAAAGCCCCCGAAGGGGATTGGTTAAAAATTAATTAAATATAAACTTTTATCGTGTTTAACGTCTTTAATTGCTTTTGCTCCTTCTTTTAATTCTTTTTCTGTCATATCCATTTTCTTGTGTTTTTGTTGTTTATAAAAAACCACGTAGGACTGTTGCTATCTTAATACGTTGTAAATCATTTTTAACTCAATATCGCTTAAGTCATTGTTAAACTCAAATTCAATAATTAAAGATCCATGTAATGTAGGATTAATTTTATATTCAAATCCTTGTCTTTTAAAGAAGTTTAACGCTTGTTGTTTTTGGTCTACGTGAATGTCTAAAGTTTTCATTTTGTTGTGTTTTTCGTTTGGTTATATGTAAAGTTAACTTTTTTAAAGTTTAAAAACAAGCATTCTTGAATATTTTTTTTAATTTTTAAAAAGTTTTCTTGTTTTTAATTAATTAACCCAACAAAAAACCCCCACCAATAAAGGCAGGGGCTAAAAAATAAAAAACCAAGAAAAAGGATATTGGTTTAAAATAAAGGTTTCACTTCTTTGGGGTTTTCCCCTTTTGTAACCTTTTCGCCTGTTTCGTTAACTGGTTTATCAACTACCTCTTCAATAATTTCTGTTTCTGTTTCCTCAATTATTTCTTCTTCTTTTGTAAACATATTATTGAAATCATTTTTCTTTTTTGTTGCTACTTGTTTCCAACTTGCATCAAAATTTTCATCATCTACATTTATAGTATTAACGGCTTCCTCAACTCTGTCGGTTTTAGGTATCATTTTCCATAACCTTCTAACAGCTGTTTTCTTTTTCATTTCGTCCTCAAAATTATTCCACGGTGAGAATTTTCCGTTTGCCGATTTACTGGTGTTTTTAATAGCCTGTATTTCTTTATTATTCAAAACCGTAGCAACACACTCACCAGTTCTTAAATATGCAACAGCATAAACCCCAACGGCTTCACCCCTGTCGCCAAATTTGTTCGGTCTGTGGTGCAGGTTCACTCCGTTTTGGTTTGTATAATAATCAAACTCATCACCCCCGTAAATAACATCAGCGTGAATGCTTTTGACATCTAACTGGTTGGTCATCATAAAATTTAACCCTTGATATGAAATATCTAGTATCGCTTTTCCACCTCTTGGAACGAGGTAGCAATAAGCCAATTTCGGATTCAATGTTAACCCAGTTAACGCAACATTATAAATCGCCGTCATAATGCTTGCAGGGTTGCAGTTTCTTAAAAGTTCGTTATTATCTAAGCATTGTATCGCAAAGCCACTTTCTTTGACCCATTCTAATTCGCTTCCTGTTGCCTTAATAACTTCTATGAACTTTGGTTCTACTTTTTTTACTAGTTCTTTCGTTTGCATCTTGTTTCGTTTTTGTTGGTTTATATTAATTCATTAAAAAAAATCCTATCGCTATAAAGAAAAGAAAAATCCTAACTTTATTTTTATGTAATTTTTGTTCTTTTGTTGGTCTAGTTGACATAACTTAAATCTCTTAAAAAGTTTATTATTTTTTTATTTGCTTCTTCACTTATTGTTTTTTCATTACCGTCAAGGTCAAATATATTTAAAATTTCAACATATTTATTTTCTAAAGTGCTTTCACTTGGTTGCAAATAAGTTGCAACAGTTTCTTCACTCCAAGTTTCTTCATAAATCCAATTTATATAAAAAATATCTTTATTATTAAAAACAAACGCTTCGTCAAATTCACCTTTATTGTTTTCTAAATGCAGTTTGTCTTCAATTATTGGTTTAAAAGTTTTAATATCCATTTTTCTTGTTTTTATTTTTTTAGTATTTTCTTAATTCAGATTTCACTTCATCGTGCCACCTCATCCACAAAGTATATCCGATTTTGCTTTGCCAAAAATTATTGAAATCATAAACCATTTTTGACCAATAACCATTTTTAATAATTAAATTCTTTAATTCTGTTTTAAATTTTTTTTTCATTTTTCTTGTTTTTAGTGGTTTTTTATTTATTTAATAATGCAAGGTTAAAATCTACTTTATTATCCCAGTCACCATTTATTATGATGTTAGCCTTGCCGTCTGAAATGTAATTAATTAATACTGATTTATTAACTAAACTTTTATTCGGTAACCCTAAAAATATAGCTATTTTATTAGCTAAATTATTCATTCTTTGTGCTGAACTGTAAACTGTTTTTGATGCTTGGTTTCTCATTTTTCTTGTTTTTTTAATTGATTATAATTCAAAGTTAACTTTTTTAAAGTTTAAAAACAAATTAAAACTAAAAAAAAATTTATTCTTTTAAATAAAGCCCCTCTTTATAGGTTTCAGTTCCCCCAGTTTTATAGATGTTTTTATGGCTTAATTGAAACTCTTCTAAACTTTTCGTGATTTGTGTTACGGATATAACACCGTTTGATTCTGCTATCATTAGAACTTCCCTGTGCTTTATTTTAATCCCACAAATTGACCACAAAGCATCAACACAGGTTTTTTCATTTGCTGAAACGTGCAAAAGTTGTTTCGCCCCGTTAAATATGTAAATTGATTTATCCATTTTTTTTGGTTGGGTTTTTAGTGAAAAAATAATGTTTTATCCTCCTTAACAGTCATAAAAGGTTTTTGACTTTCGTTTCTTAATTTTCTTAAATTAAAGATTTCTGAATGTTCAGGGTTAAGTTCTATAAAGTGCCTTGCAAAATAAGATTGATAAGCATCGTTGATTCTAAAATTATCGTCAGATGTTCTTAATACCTCATTCCACCTTATCCAGTTAATAATTAATTTCGCACTAAGTTTTTTTCTGCCTTTTTCAATTGCTTTAAAAACTTGTTTTTCAAACTCTAAATAGACGTGAGGGTTTTCTTTAATAAAATTTTCAAAACCTTCTCTAATTGATTTTCCATTTAATTCTTTATAATTCATTTTCTATACACCTATTTCTAGGATTTTATTTATAACATTTCTATAATACAAATTTTCATAATACTTAAATGAAGGGGCTGTCCTGCAGGGTCTAAATAATCAATCAAAAAACTGTGTTTTGAATCTATAGACATTAAATTAAAAAGGTTTCTAACCTGTTGCCGTTGACCATTTATAAGCGAATCAATAATATATTCAAAAAACTTATAATCCTCCTTTCCAAGTTCATATTCTTTTGCTAAATCCTCAGCGTGTTTTCCTATTATTTTTGTTTTTACTGGCATCTTATTTTTTTTTATTAATTGTTTTTAATCGTTGGTTTATTCTTTCTAAAATTATTTTTCTATCCTGTTTTGTTGGTGTATAATCGTTATACAATTCATCGGGCATATTAAAAAAACAGGAATTAAAACAAGTAACATTGAAACCCCTTTTAATACATTCTGAATATATATCTAAATATCTAAAATGTAAGTACAATAATTTATCATAAAAAAATTTTACGTGTCCAGTACCTAGTTTAAAGGTTTTAGGTATATTATCTAGATTATATTTGCCTTTTGATATAGCGTTTGGAATACGTTTGATTTCCCTGTGTTCTGATAAAAGGTGTTTATTCGTCAATTCGGTTGGTTTAATCCCTACATTTATTCTAGTCATCTTATTTTTTTTTATTGGTTAAATTTTTAATTAATTGTTTCGCTTCTTTTAATGTTTCAAATGATTTTGAGTGATCGGTGTTTAAACCTGTTTCCCTACTATGAACAGTAACACCAATTGTTTCATCACCTAAGAAAACACCTGCCGAAACTTCAATATAAAAATCCTCTGTATCAACATAAAAAAGGGGTTTCGGTGTTATCCAATTCGGCTTCATTTTGGAATAAAACTTTTGCGAAGAAATAAATTTGCTCATTGTTAATTGGTTTTTAATTGGTTAATTAATGACTTTATTAAGGTTTTTTCGGTGTTTTTAATACATCTAAGCGATTCGTAGAATTTACCGTTATATTTTATAAAACAACTATGAATCGTGTCGTACGTGGCTTCGCTAACAAAAAAGGCAACACCCCGATAAACTGGGGGAAGAACTTCTAACATTTCCCAATAACGATTTTCGGTAACTTCTACCCAGTCGGTAATCATATTTTTTTTATGGGTTTTTAACAAACTGTTCAATTCGGTGTTTGTTATTACTTTCATAACACCCCCTTTTTCCTTGTTGTATTCTTTAAATGTTTTGTTAGTGTATGCAACCAACCCATCTTCTTTGATATAACTTTGTGTCCACCCTTGAAACGGTTTAGAGCCGTTTATAATCCATTTTTCAATTTTCATCTTTACTGGTTTTACTTGTTTAATATTTTTATTACTTCCAAAATAACTTCAATTTTTACGCTGTACTTTTCAACTGACTTTTGATAAAAATCTCTAAGCGTTTTCGTTGGTGCTGTATTCCTGTCGTTGATGCAGGTATTATACATTTCTTGATAAGCGTTTGCAATAGCTAAAATTTCAGTTTTAGCCATTATTTCTTTCTGTGTTTTTTTAATTTGGTTTTCCATTTTTCTTGTTTTTTAATTGGTTATAAAAAGCCCCGAAGGGCTTGTTTTAACTATTTAAGTAAGAATCGTTTGAAATACCAGAACCATTGTTAGAATGAATTGGCGCTTGAATGTTAAAATCTGATTCAGTAATTTTTAAAACTTCTTTTTTAGTTTTAGCAAATTTGTAATAACCTTCAAAAGAAACCATAAAACCACGTTTAGCTAACTCTCCAGTTTTTGTTCTTAACTTCATTGAGTTTCTTTCTTTCATTAATTCGTTGTACTGTACTACTGTTAAAATTTCCATTTTTCTTGTTTTTTAATGTTTGGTTTTTAATTGTACTACTAAGTACGGCTTTTTAAATGTTAAAAACAAATTATTTGAAAACTTTTTTTAAAGTTTAAAGAAAATAAACAAGATTTAAAGCAAAAAAAAAGCCCGTACAAGTAGAATTGTACGGACTAAACAAGAAATAAATAATAAAGAAGCCCAACCAATAAGGCAATCTAAATTTAGATATTTTAAACTAGAAAACCGAATCTAATTAAAATTTTCATCAACGATTCTGCTGTTTCTGGTGCTAAACTTTTGAAAACAACCCCAAAAATAATGAAACCCATCATTAAATATCCAATTATTTTTGGGTAATCGTGTTTGCCTGCACCTCCATCGGGGCTGTTTTTAGCGTTTGAAATTGCAGAAACAACCCCAAAAGTAGAAGCATCTCCAACACCTTTTAAAACTCTTACTAATATGTTTAAAACCTTTTTCATATCCTTTTATTTAATTTGGTAATGTGGCAAATCCTTGAAAGTTTTCCAAAACCCCCCCCACTCTAATTCATAATTTAATTCTTTTGCAGATTGTAGCATACAGACGGCAACCTTTAAAAGTTCTTTTTCATTCCACGTTGCACCCCCATTCACATAAGGAACAACGTCTAAAGCGTTTCCCGACTGGTGATAAGATAATTTTTTATATCCATCGGCTTTTGAATAGCCTTTTAAATATAGTTTATTTTGTTCTTCTGCTGTTCTTACTCCTGCTGTGCTAACAATAGTAAAATCAACCCCATCTTTTCTGTTAGAACTAATTTCTAACGCTCTATTTAATATTTCTATCAAAATAGGGTTAACACCTTCCAAATTCTTTAATGATTTTTTTCCTAGTTTATACATTAATCTTCTTTATTTATTTTTATAATAACCTTTTCAAGTTCGTCAACTTTTTTATCCATTTTGTCAATCTGTTTTACTACAGAAATCAAACTGGTATTTGTGTTTTTTAATTTATTATCTAATTTGTCTAATTTCTTTTCGTTTTCTAAACTTAATTTACTCGCAACCTCAACACCTAAATTCGCTCTTTCTAAATCTTTTTCAACCAGTTTAATGTCTGAAAATACCTTTTGAGTAGTTAATTGAAATTCACTAAATTTTGTCGTTAATTCTGCAATTCCTTTGCTTTGTAGCGTTAATTCGCACTTCACAGATTTAAATAAACCTTTTAAAAAAAAACTAATCGTTCCAATAATAGGCAAAGCGATGACAGGAATTATGATCGCAATTATAGTTTGAATTTCCATCATTAACAGTTTTCCTTCGTGTAGTTTTGAACGTAGTCTTTATAAGTAATTTGAAGAGGTGCTAAGTTCGTAACAGATTTATAATCTATTGAATCAATGCTGTCCAAAACAACTTCTTTTTGAATATAACTATTTTTATGGTTTCTTTTGTTATAATCGGTGAATAAAATTACGTTCGCAAAATTATGATATTCAATTATTGAATCAGTTATGCAAGATGGAATGTGCATCGTCTGACAAGTATATTTATTGATTAATTCAGAACGAACTTGCTTAACTTGTCTATTCCTAAAAATAATTCTTTCATCTTCATACTCTGGTTGCCTGTTTCCAAAAAACCCTTCAACCCTTAATCCATCAACCCAGTTTAAACCACTATAATCAAAATCGGGGTTGGCTAAATAACCATTCATAATTGATTGAATCCTAAAAGTTCCACTCGCTCTTGATTCGCTGTAAGCCTTTAATTCAAATGAAACAGAATAAGCAAGTGTCGTTCCTGTTAATAAAACAGAATCAACTCTAAGCCTGTAAACTCCTTCACCATTTAAAATAAGAACATTCCTCCACTCTAGTTTGTAGCCTTTATAATTCGGAAAATTAGTTACCGAACCAAAATCATAAAAAGTTCCATAAGAATTTGAATTTAATGGTATATCTAAACCACCCGAAGCGACACCCCCATTTTTTTCAAGTGTTAAAGTTATGGTTTCACTAGGAAAGTTCCTTTTAAAAATAAAACCGTTAACATCATTTTTCCAAGTTACTGTATCGCTCGCATCTGCTAAAACTGGCGATTTATAACAACAACCCTCTAACTGTCCGACAACCGAATTTGGAACACTTGGTTGTACTGCAATAATTCCGATTGACCTTGTTAAAATAGGATCATCTCCTAAACCGTTATTCGTTGCCCCTGTGCTATTATATATCCAACCTGCATTTCCTCCACTTAAAAAAGCGAAACCAGTCGCATCAACTGGGGTGGTTGGGGGTGCAGGTAGGACATCTTGATATGTATATGAAAAAACACCTGTTGAAGCCGTGTAAGTGTATTTATGACGAATATCACTTATGGCAACAGAAAGACTTGATTGCCTTTCAACCCTTATAATAAATTCAAAATCCTGTGTTTCATCAAAGTTAACAAAAAAAGCCCCCGAAGATGTAGCCCCCGAAGAACCTGCTGTTCCCAAGTCGTTAATCGGAACGGCTAAATTATCAAACCCAAAACCCATTCCCTCAATTCCATAAAGGTTTGTTGAATTAGATTGTAAAAAAGCCCCACGATTTTTTGAATTTACTACATTGTCATAAGTACCGTTCAAATTTGAAAAAAACGGGTTCCACGAATCAGATATTCCACCAAGACCACAGGCATCAATTGAAGTACCGTTATCCGTACAATCAGAAAATTCCCAATTAGTTAATGGAATTTGAAAATTATTTGTTGTTTCAGAAAAATAATCAGAAGTTAATTTGTCAACACCTGCGACCTTTACTGTGTGAATTTTACAAGTGTATAAATCACCATTATTAACAACAGTATTTTGAAAAGTGTCTTTAATATAAAAATAAGCCTTCATTCTTTTATTTTTTAACTAACAATTAATTGAAACAATAAAAAGAAAGCCCAGTTAAATGAACCGAACTTTTTTACTACTCAACAACCTTTTCCTCAATAATTTTTAAGGCTTCTTCAACTGCGATTGTTTTTTGCTTGATTTCTTCAATGCTTCCTTGTATAATAACCCCCTTTAAAACTATTTCTTTAATCTTATAAAAAGCCGTTTTCGGTGTTAATTCTGCTTCTTGGTTTTGCTCTAAATTGTTTTCCATTTTTCTAAGTTAAAACATTTAATCTTTTTCAATAGATTTTTCAACGTGGTTTTTTTCAATCTTGTTTAAAATATACGATATAAAAACTCCTAAAAGTGTCAAAGTATTATTTATTTTATTAACACCTAAAACAGAACTAATCGTTTCGTCTGGGTTTCCAAACCTGTGTCCACCTGCCTTCCTAAGAATATCGTTAAATAATACGCTCATAATCACGTTCCCTTCTTGGTCAATAGATATAGCCACTCTTTTGAAATAGTTGCTTAGACCGACTCTAAAGGTGATTAAAGAGTAAATAAACCCCAAAGGAAACAAAACATAAGACAACAGTTTTGCAATAATAAAAAGAATAAAACCCCTCATATTAAGAATAAGAAGTTACTTCAACGGTTCCAATATTTGAAAAATATTCTTCAATGATTTGTTTTCCATAATTACTCATAATGTAAATCACAGATTTTAAACCAGTTTCCCCACCATCGTTCGTTTCGTATTTGTCCGTTCCGTCTTCGTTAACCATAACAAAGTCTTGACCCATTATATTTCTTTCAGATGCTTCAATTTTTAGTTGTACGGTATTTTCTGCACTCCACTCGTTCGCTTCACCGTAACACCAGTTGAAAGGTATATTCCAAACAGAAGAAATTTCACGACCCGAATTAATGTTTGCAGGGCAAGAAATTTTTCTTACTCCCGAAGCATAAATATCAAGACCACCTGCCTTGATTCCACAATTTTTATTCAATGTTATTGTTATCATTTTTATTTAATTTATTAGTTTAATTATTTTACACCATTAAAAAGAAATCACCGTTTACACCAGTTGAACTTGATAATCCTTTTATTTCTGTTCTATCTAAAGTCAAATTTCCACTTGAGGAAGTTGCCCTCAAAGATACAGAGCCTGCACTTTCACCACTATCAACAGAAATTGAACCCGTTGCGACTTGTCTATTTGTGTTGTGAGTTGTAAAAGTTCTATTCGTTCCTGTTGGTATTTGTTGAGTTAATATAGCATTGACACAACACGAAGTTAACATAATCAAGGAATCTTGTTCAACTGTTAAACTTTGAGTATGTGGAGAAGATTGCCCACCTGTTCTTAAACTTGCACCTATACCTCCACAATCTGTAAAACTTCTTATATGAATACTAATTGGATTCCATTGTGAACCACTAAAATTGACTCTTAAAGCGTTTGTTCCTGTTGGGGGGTCTACTAAATAAAAAAAAGCCATTCTTTGCGAAAGACCACTTCTATTGATTTGGTATAGTTGTGTCATCGCTACTCCTCCATAAGTTGCGCTTGTATAGGTTCTAGAATTTGACATCGTGAATTGTGCTATAATTAGCCTATCGGAACCAGTATTTTGATTATGATTCTGCGATTTGAAATTTGCCCCTGGAGTTGGATTAGCGTTTGTCGTATTTCCTTTCGTTGGTGCAGACATTTATAATTGATTTAAATTTGTTATTTCTGGAATATCTAAACCTTCTATATTTTCAACTTCTGTTCTAGCTTCATTAACATATTCAACACCATCAAAAAAGGTTGAAATACTAACTTGACCAAGTTGTAGTTTCGTTCTATTTTCTCCTAAAAATTTCCCTAAACTAGAATCGTAATTTTCGTTGATTTCATTTGCTACAAGAATATCGGTAGTAAAACCAACATCAGAATATTTTAAATTATCTGTTCCCTCTAGTTCTATTTTACTAATTATAATATTCATTTTATTTCTTTTTATTTGTTTTTTTGGGTTTTTTCTTAGTGCTGTACTTTGAATTTTTTGGCATAATATACAAATTTAAAAGTTTTTAATTATGGTTGAACCTGTACTGCAACAACATCCCACTTCGTGTCAATTGCGTTATATTTACAACCGACATAAACCGTTTTATTCGCAACAGTTGTTGAAGGAATTAAGCCTGTATAATCTACAAATATAGCATTCCAAGTCAAACCTCTTGCAGTTCCGTCATCTTTAATTCTAAAGATTAATTCTTGACCTTCGTGGGGTGTTCCTGTTGGAGATGCTATTGTCAAAGCACCTGCCAAAGCCGAAACAATTTCCATTTCAGAAGTGTCAACATTTGGTGTCAAAGTTGTTGCAGTTGCAACAGATACGCTTTCAATATTTCCTTTGATCTTTTCCCAATCTGTACCGTTCCAAAAATATTTTTTATTTATATCAGTATCGTAACATTCCAACCCTGCTTGAGTAGTTGTAAAAGAACCCGAAGAGTTAATACGACCTAGAGTTACTGTTCTTGAATTTGCGAAAAATAATTGTTGAAATGTATTGGTACTTTGTTGCTGAATCTCAAATCTTGCTCCTGTTGTTCCTGTTGTTGACCCACTTACTCCCCCAACTCTTAAAGCACCATTAATAAAAGATCCTAATTTCCCTAATCTTATAGACTCAACTCCTGCATCGTATAATTTCATCCAAGACTGCCCACTTTGGCGATAAGATAAAAATATATCTTGACCACTTTGTTGTGATTTAAAACGTCCATTTGTCTGTATTATAAAACTTTCAATACCTGCAACCCCATTGTCAAAACTCGCTATATTTGCTTCATTGTTTGGGTTTCTAAAAGTGTGAGCGTATAGGTTTCTATAGATACCACCGTACCCGATTTGACCGTTGTTTCTAATATCAAAAAGAAGGTCATTATTAACATCGGTAACCTTGAATCCTGTGGTTGCTTCTGCATTATCTGTTCCTTTTACTAAAACATCTTTTAATAAACATATT